CTTTCAAAATCATCAACACGATATGACAATTCTTTCACTACACAGTCAGCTCTATCACGCATGATGTGAGTTTCCTCTTTCTCTTTTTGCCAACACAAAATGTTCAAAATGTCTTTAAGGGGCATTTGTCCAATGTGTCGGTTGAGGATTTTCTCAAACACAAATTTCCTTTTAAGAAATCCAACCTCATAGAGAGTTTTAAGATGATACTCACACCCTGTTTTGTCCTCGTCGGTGTAACCCATTCCCATATGGGTCACCCACTTCTTTATTCCACTGAATCCCACCGTCCTAATCAACTTAGGTCCATATGTTGCAACATGGTCATCCCCAAACGCAATGATGTACATATCACGTAATAGGGTCCTGACTTCCAGAATCTGATCATTGACAATATCAAATGAGTCATAATGGCTCTGAATTGACGCCATATGCAAAATCATTCGATTTGCGCAAGTATTACAAATACTAGTCAGTAAGTACCCACTAGGGGTTGTACCTAACACGGAATACATAACACTATATATGTAGACTTTAACACCGTCAACCCATTTAGTCGCAAATGACCTATTGATCACAGATTTGGTACCAGGGGCAACGTCCAACTTTATGTCTCCATGGGTCACAAGCACCTCGGATAACAAAGTGTCCATGACCGTAAACTCAACGTCTAAGAGATCCTCCTCAGGTACTTCTCTCATCATTGTGGTTGGTGGTATCAAGCTGTGGACAGTGGTCACATGGTACGGGTTATACATATCAGCCAAGTGAGTGAACCTAGCCAATGCTATAGGACTATCTTCAAGTTTCTCACCATAATATGCCTCAATCAGCATAACTAGCCATAAATGAAGCTCGGCCAATTGCTCTTTGTCGTAACCTTTATAGTCACCAGCTAAAGCATTCTCATGAGTCTCCGCCATCCCAGGAGGAGTAAACTTTGCAAGCCTTAAAAATAGATCTTCAAGGTCATCACCATGCACATTCATACCCAAGGCTGAACCAATGTCAAACCCGGCATTAAACCATGCAATGATGAAACTTAATAGCAACATCCTCCCAACGACAAGACCCTTCATAGAATAAGCATTGATCATCCGAGCACTTTTGCCCTCTGCTCGCAATTCAACTTTCAATGAATCCATATAGATATTCAAAGGTCGAATTCCAAGTTTGAGGTCTTCAATGTCAGATAAACAAGCTTTCTTAAATTCAATGGCCTCAGGACTATCGGCATCTAGCTCTTTTCCGCCAAGCCAGAACCGTTTCCCTCCAACCTTTCCCTCGGTATTATATGGCCAACCAGGGGATGTGGAGAGTGGAATACCTCCTATAACACCGGGTATTCCAAACACTGCCTCTTCAAAAGTTGCAACTCTCAACCCCATGTCAGGGGTATGCATCCTCAACTTAGGAAGCATGTCAGCCATCATAAAGTCCTGGACAACTGACAAGAGGTTCGGAGGGACCCTTTTGGTGTTTGTCAACAACTCCTTGCGATAAACATCCAAGGGTGCTACAACTTTCCCATCAACTATCTTTGCATCAACAGTCGCGGGTACCTTCTCTGGTAAGTAATGCTCATGGTACTTACTCCTCTTAATGTTATTGCGAGCAGAAGGAAACCGTAATGGCACATATCCATGAACTTGAACATTGCTCCCAATCTCCATGTGGGTGGAATTAGACACCACTGGCATAATAGGTAAGACTGGTGCTGGCGGTTCAATGACCGGAACCTCCAACAATTTCTCAACCATTTCCCGAGTGAGCTTTGCAGCAATACCACGGGTGCCTCCACCAACGTGCATACCAACAATCTTCCCATTCTTGTTGAAGTAAGTCAAACCACATGCCCCAGCAGTTGTTGGAAACTGATGGACTATGGCGAAATGGTGCATATACTCGTCTTGATCTTCATCATAAGTGGGAACATTGGTCTGCAGTTCCATAGTCGCTGGCTTCTGAACATAGGTCCTAAAACCATTCACATCGATCCAATCCATGTAAGTTCCGGAGAACTTTGACTCTGGGGATATGGCAAAACAAGGGTCGTCTTCCGATGCAATGTGTTTCAACAAACTCTTACGAGGCTGCATCAACTTCCCATTAATACCAGGATAATTCACCAAAATGTAATCATTACTGTTCACTTTGACATATTTAAAATTGCCTGGCTTCAGCAACTCTCCAACAGTTGTTGAACTTACTAGTTCACCACACACATCATACAACTCAATCTTGACGTTGTCTGGCTCAGAGTCTAAAAAATGACAAAGCTGTAAGACTTTGCTACCCTCAATAGCTAAGACATGAGCTCTCCTCAATGTCTCCC